GAAGAGATGTATGGAAAACCATCCGGGTTGATGGGAACAACCGCAGATTGGTGGATCTTCGACACAAAAACGGAGTTTATATTCATTACTCCACGGAAGTTAAAAGACTTGATTGTATCGTTAAATCCACCCCTGCGTCAATTCACAGGCAAAGGTGATACCCAACCAAAAAAGGCATACTTAATACCTGTGGAAACAATTAAAAAGTACTCATCTCGTACTGTTTCACGGGATCAAATACTACAAATAACTACATAAAAATACACATGAGTTTACTTAATAAAATGATAAATAGAATAATATTTACCGCAATGTTTATCGCTGCAACCTTGACCTGGATGTGGATGATTTTTGCATGGTTGGTAGCAATAATAGGAGGATAAAAATGACAACAGAAAAACAAGATTTACGAGTTAAAATAAACAACGAAACGCATACTTTGCTGGATGCCTACTGCGAGCAGTCAGGTACAACTAAAGGGCAAGTTATTACTGACCTAATTTGGGGCAGTATTCCATCTCGCCTCGCGCACGCGGGGGTATTTCTATCGAAATACCTTAATAATAGTGTATGTATACCCCCTGACATTTCTAAGGTCAAAACCAAGAAGCAAGGAAAGCGATTATTACCATCTGATTTTTCACCTGACAAATCCATAGCAGAAGAAGCAGGCATCGATTACGATGGTGCGCTTGAAGCATTCAAAGATTGGGCAAATGCAGGAGGCAAAAGATATCTCGATTGGGATGCTGGTTTTCGAACTGCTTGCAAGTCATGGTTAAAGGAAAGATTTCCACATCTTCGCAGAGCAAGCACAAGCGTTTCAACTCATGGATTAAATTTCGATGTAACTACCAAACACCCGGATGATTGACTATGAACTAGCAGAACAAGCAGTTATCTCCTCCATGCTGCATGATGAGAGTGGACTTGCAACCGCACAGGCAGGTGAAGCATTAACCAAGGATGACTTCTCTAGCATGGATCGTTCCACGATCTTTGAAACGTGCCTGCGATTATCACCTGCCAATGAGATTGATTTAATCATAGAACATCCAGAGCTAAAAGATGAGATATTGTTTCTTAGCGAGAAGTATGGTGGTGGAAGCATTGAGAGATACATTGAATACCTGATTGATTACAGGAATACACGGGCCGTGGAAACGGCACTTTATCATGCCAATGATGATCTGAAAGCAAGCAAACCAGCAGAAGACATTTCTCAATCCTTTGTTAACCGGGTTGCAAAATCACTTTCTCAACGCAAAGGTGTGGTTGCATGTGGTGCAGCAAGTAAAGAAGCATTTGCAGAATTTCTCGAAGTTGATGCAGGTGGTACGCAAGCAATCCCCACAGGACTGGAAAAGTTGGATACTATTCTTGGAGGTGGATTCAAGAAAGGTAGCTTGTATGTGCTTGCAGCACGTCCAGGAGTAGGTAAGTCAGCATTAGCAATACAAATGACCTATGAAACTGCAAAACGTGGTTTAAGGGCAAGCTATGCAAGCCTTGAGATGTCTGCAAGCGAGTGTGCTGGTAGATTACTTTCCAATGCAAGTGGTGTACGCAAACCTACAGGCAAGGGATTTCTCAATGCAGGGCATAAGCAAAAGTTAGAGACTCAAGTGCAAGCTATGCAAGGTTGGCCTATAACATTCAAAGATGATAACCAAGCCACCATGCAATCAATTGAAGCATTCGTTGCCAAGCAAAGGCTTGAAGGCGAGCTTGGTTTAATCGTAATCGATTACTTGCAACTACTCTCCTCTCCTGGACATGACTCAAGAGTGCAAGAGGTGAGCCACATTTCTCGTTCCTTGAAAGCAATTGCAATGGAGTATGAAGTGCCTGTGCTTGCCCTCTCTCAACTCAACAGAGCGTTGGAGAGTGCCAATCGCAATCCCATGCTCTCGGATCTCCGAGAGTCTGGAAGCATAGAGCAGGATGCAGATTGTGTGCTTCTCATGCATCGTGAGAAAGAGGTAGATCCTACAACTGATGATATCATTTGCAATGTTGCAAAGAACAGAAATGGTGAAGTGCGCGCAACCAAGCTAACCTTTACCAAACCAACAGGTCGTTTCTCGACCCGTGTGGATGCAAGATTACATGATAAGAAACCATTTTAGGCTTAGAGTAGACTACATAATGTTACAAATGATACCAAATGAAGCCCAAGAAGGCATCTAAAAAGCGTTTTGATTGATTATGAGGGTGTTTACTCATGTGACACAACCAAAACGCTTTTTTAAAGGGGTATAGGGTAAAGATTAAGTTTCTCCTACAACTAACTTTATATTTTCAAGATTACTTTTGATTTCATCCATGTAATGATCAAAAAAGTTTGGATCTAATTCTTCAAGTTTTGCTTTTTGCTCTTCAGTAAGCAATCCAGCTTTGTAAAGTAATGTCTGCAAGCAGCACCAATTGTATAAATCTTGTTCTTCACTCATGCTGGTACTCCATCCTTCCATGCAACGAAAGTGCCAAACATAGATTCGTCATCAATCAGACTTCCGTTTTCTTCAAATAATCTTACACCAAGTTTCTCGTTATCCCATTCAAATTTTTGATGGATATATTGCGTGATCGCATAACTTGCAATCATTTGAGTCATGCCATGTTTGTCATGCCCATTAAAAGTACCTTCAATGGTATCTTCAGATGTTTCTGTTATATCAAATTCTAGTTCTAGTTTCATGCTATTTCTCCCATTTCTATAAACTCTCTGCATCCATTAATTAAATCTTGCCAATCTTCACAATCCGGATCTTCACCATCTCTTTCTCTTTCCTGCATCCGAATTTCGTATTCATTTAATAAATCGCAAAGTAATTCAACTTTTCTATCATCTTCAATGTATTCGTAATTCATGCTCATGCTGTTTCTCCTTCCACCTTGGCCAGGATTGCTTGCAAGTTATCTCTTTCGAGATCCGCGCCACTATGGCCTTCCATGATTAAAGTACTAAGCAATTTCTCAAAGAGTTTGCATTGCTCTAATAACTCAGGCGCTGCTGCAATTAGTCGTGCGTCTTCGTTACTTGCTCCCATGAATTGTGCAATGACTAGATTTGTATCTTTCTCTTGCAAGTTAAGGTAATCTCTTTCTTGCAACAATTCCCACGGCCCAGGTGTGTGTGTTTCTTGTTTCTCGCTCATAATTATATCCTTGTTTGTAATGTGTTTGTGAAGTCAGGCGCTTTGCTTGTATCAATTTCAGCAACTCTAAAACGATCAAACCCGTTTCTCTTTGCCCAGGCTCTCGCTTTCTCAAAATTGCGCTTGTCGTTTGTAATGATTTCTTGCATCCAAGCCGGATCTCCTTTTTTGATGCCCCAAAGTATTGATTCTTTCATAATTATATCCTTGTTTGTAATTCTAATTTAAGTTGTTTCTCCTTACGCGCTGCATGCATGCATGCCCTCGTTTCACGAGGCCTTGCCACATGCTTTGCACGCTCCCTATCCTCTCTTTGTTTCATGCCTTTCTCGCCTATCTCAAGCAAGCGATCCAAGGCGATTGGAAAGAGTTGTTTTGCGTGTTTCATGCGTTGTTAGAGTAGTTAATATTTTGCAAGTTTGCTGGATACTCTTCCTCGTGTATCTCGCTTAGTCTATCTTCCGCTTCTTTATAAACTTTCTTTGCGTCAAGATAGTCAGCAAGAGAATATTTATACTTTCCCTCGCTTGTGTTTTCCGCATCCCATATTAAAGACCAGACATTGTCTTGCTTTGTACGTAACAATAATTTTTCTGTTGATAAGTTCATGCTAGTTTCTCCTTTGCCAAATGCGTTTGATTAACATGCCGGCACAATCACTCATGTAATAATCGTGATCAATTTCGCCACCGCGTTCATCACTATATGTATTTGGTGCGCTTTCTAGTTTCTCCATTAACTCGCTAAAGGTGATTTGCTCACCTTTGTAATTCCAATCTTTCTTATTAGCTCCTTGGTTAATATCATAGAGATTCGAGTCTGCAAATTCTGCTTCCAAGGATTGCTTGGTATGTATTTCTACAACACCTGCGACCCTGAAATCACAAAGGTAGTGATTCTTGGAATGATCAATTATGTTAACATGTGGTTTCTCACTTGTTGTTCCTTCATTGATTTCTGCATAATCAATCATTTGTTTATATGCTTCTGAGTTTTTCTCTAGGATCATGTTTTGCGTTTCTGATTCCGGAAATGTGATTGTAAGTTCTACTAATTCTTTCATGCTAGTTTCTCCTTTACACTTTCCACGTGCTCCCATGCTTCTTTCTCGCTATCAAATGCGCCGTATTCATGCATGATAGGGAAATCACATGGAGTACCATTTTCCTTCATGCCCATTGCATAAAAACCTTTTGGCATGCATCCATCCATGCCATCATCAAATATTACTTGCCAAGCGTGTGGTATGTCT